CATGGAGAACGCCTGCAACGGCACGGAGAAATCTCCGGGCAGCAACATCAACCACTATGTGTGGGCGCTCGGCCGGGCGGGCTATGTCCGCGAGCTCAGCACCCGCGCGCCTGGCACCGCCGTCGAGAGCAATGGTTACAAGCAGTTCCTGCTGCTGAAGAAGACAGGGATGCTTGCGCCGGTCGAGCGCCGCGACGCGGTATTCGATCCGAACACGGGCGAGGAATTCGCGTTCGGGGGTGCGGCATGAGCAACCCGCATCGCGAACGCGCTGTCGAGGCATGGGGCGAGCCGCTGGAAGACTGGCTGCAGGTTCTGGTCGAGGAATGCGCCAAGACGAGCCAGAACGCCGTCTCCCGCAAGCTGCAGGTGTCGTCGACGGTTGTGAGCCGTGTCATCGGCAACAGCTATGGGGGCGACACGGGCAAGCTCGCCGAGCGCGTGCGCGGCACATTCATGGCGCAGACCGTCGAATGTCCGGTGCTCGGCGAGATCCGGTGCAATCGCTGCATCGGCGAGCAAGGCAAGAAGCTCACCTTCGAAAACCCGCTTCGTCAGCGCATCTACCACGCCTGCCGTGGCGGCTGCCCGCACTCGAGACTGGGAGACGGCAAATGATTTCAACGGACCTTCGAAACCTCACCGCTTCGATGCGCGCATTCGGCGACAAGCCGATCACGCCCGCGACGATGCGGATTTTCCTCGGCCGCCTGGACGAGATCGTCCGGGAGGTCGAGCGGTTCGAGCGCATGCCCGTGCCGAAGTCTTTCCGGCTCACCGATCAACGCGAAGACGAGGAGGTGGTGTTCATCCGCGCCCATACGCGGACGAAGCCGCGCCTCGTCTGCAGCAACAACAGCGGAGGCGATGAGGCATGAGCACCGCCCAGGTAAAGCCCACCGAACTCGCCGATGACGGCAAGCCCAAGATCGATGTCATCGAGCTGGCCACCAAGCTGGTCATGCCGCTGTCGGGCATGCGCGCGGCGACGATGGTTTCCACGCGCGAAATCCGCGCGATGGCCGAAGCGATCATGGGCTTCAACCAGCTCGGCGTCGACACGGCCGGCCTCATCTACCTCATCAACCGGCTTGGCGACGCGGGACCCGAGGAGAGGCGCGCTCTCGCCGCCTGCGCCGAAGTGCAGGCAGCCAAGGTCGAACAGCAGCTCACGGCTTTCAACTACATGGAGATTTACGGTGACCCGCATCCCTGATCTCGCATTCCGCATTTCTGCCGCGATACGCGGCTTTGCCCTCGCAACCGGACAAGCGGTGACGTGCTGGCGCGCCACGCGTCATGCCAATGCCCTCGCTCGACGGAACCGCCGCCTGCGGCGGCAAGAGGCGCAAAGGCGCCGCCAGTTCCATGGCGTGCTCATCAGCTCGTCGGTCGGCATCTCAACCAGCAAGGCAGGAAGGAAGAACTGATGAACACGGAGAAACTGGTCGCGGAGCTCGCAGCCGAGCAGAGCGGCGTCACCCTCGTGAATGGGGAACCGCATATGCGCGACACCCAAGGCCGCCTGGTCTCGCTCGGCGCTGTCGGGCCGGTGAAGCAGCTCGAAGATCACCTCGTGCGGAAGATCGTCATGCACGGCGTCGCGCTTCACGAGCAGATCGGGCGGTTCAAGGGGCATTGCATCGACGATATCGGGGCCTTTGTCGAACTCCTGAGGCAGGAATACGGCGTCCAGCGGATGAAGAAGGATTCGAAGGGCAACATGACCTTTACGAGCTTCGACGGCTGCATTCGCGTGAAGGTGTCGGTCGCAGACCGCATCACCTTCGGACCCGAGCTGCAGATCGCGAAGGAATTGATCGACGAGTGCATCGTCGAATGGGCGGCCGGTGTTCGCTCCGAAATCCGCGATCTCATCTACCGCGCCTTCGAGCCCGACAAGGAAGGCAAGATCAACCAGGGCGCGCTGTTCAGCCTGCGCTCGCTGAAGATCGACGACGAGCGCTGGGTGCGCGCGATGGCGGCGATCAGCGATGCGATCCGCGTCATCGGCTCGAAGGAGTACATCAACATCCATGTGCGCGCGACGCCGCGCGACAAGTGGACACACCTTCCGATCAATATCGCGGCGGTCGATGCGCCCGAGAAGGCGGAGGGCTGACGGATGGCAAACGGACCTAGGAGCATCGAGCAGAGGCTGCTGGAGGCGGATGCGATGGCAGAAGACCTGGCGCACCGGCTGCATGAAGCCCAAGGCGTTGTTGCAGACCTCCTTCGCATGACAAAGGGGCTGATCCTCGTCGTCGTCGCCGAAACCGGAGCGCTGTTCTTGCTCACCCTCTATCTCAATCTCGGAGCGCAGCAATGAGCAGAAAGAAAGCGGACAAGGTTTTCGTCATCAGGGACGAGATGCAGAGGGCAGCCGCGTATGTCATCGCGCGGTCTGGCAAAGGCGCGCTGACGACCGCGAAGGGCTTGATGCCGAGCGGACTGCCGAGAGGCGCGGTCGCCTATGAAGCCGGACCGGACAAGACGCCGCTCGCCATCAACTACAAGCCGAAAAAGGGAGCCGCTTGATGGCGCATCGCCAGGACAATATCGCGGGCGCGCAGCTTCGCTCCTTCTTCGAGCGCATCGAGCGGCTCAACGAGGAGATCGACGCGCTGAACAACGACAAGTCGGAAGTCTATGCCGAAGCGAAGGCGACCGGCTTCGACGTGAAGGTCATGCGGATCGTGCTCCAGCGCCGCAAGATGGACAGCGCTGAAGTCATGGAGCGCGACACGCTCATCGACCTCTACGAGAGCGTGCTTAAGGGCACGGGAAAGAAGGCTGGCACGAAAAGTGCTACGCGTGCGCGTGCACGAGAGGAGGACGAGGATGCTTAGGGTCCTTCTCCTCGCCTTGCTGCTGCCGGCCTGCACAGCCGCGCGTTCGGAACCGCAGGTCTTCATGGAGACCTATCAGCAGGTCACCGCGCCTTTCGGCTATGTCGGCTTCTGTGTCCGCAACCCGGATGAATGCGAAGGCGGCACGGATGCGCCTCAGGCCGCCGTCATGACGCCGGAGAAGTGGGCCGAGCTCGCACGCGTCAACGACTACGTCAACAGCGCCGTCCCCCAGGTGAGCGACGTGGCGCTCTATGACCGGTACGAGTGGTGGGCCTATCCCGACACGCGGGGCGGCGACTGCGAAGACCTCGCCATGATGAAGCGCAAGCTCCTGATCGAGCGCGGCTGGGCAGCAGAGAACCTCCTCATCTCCGTGGTGCGCGAATGGAATGGCGACGGCCACGCTGTCCTGCTGGTCACGACCGACCGCGGTGAATTCGTGCTCGACAACAAGAACTGGGAGATCGTCGCCTGGACCGACGCCCCCTATCAATGGATCAAGCGTCAGTCGCGCGAACGGCCCTTCATCTGGGTCAATCTCGACCGCCGGACGATGCGTACCGCGCAGATCGATTATCCGCCCCTTGGTGAGCCGGTGCCTTTTCTCGCCGCGATTGCGAAGGGAAGGAAGTGATGACCGTCTCGCTGCCCTCCCTCCGCAAGCTGGAACTCGCCGCGTTTGTCCTCGAACGGGGAGAGGCGGACGCCGATTTCCAGAGGATGACGGCGCGGGCGATCCGGCGCGCGGTGCGGGAGGCGCGCGAGACCGAATTGCCGGGCGGGCTGACCGAGCGCCAGCTCGCCGCACTCACATTCATCGACGGCTATATCCGCACGCGGGCCATCGCGCCGACCTTCGCCGAAATCTGCGAGGCCCTCGGCCTCAAGAGCAAGTCGGGCGCGCACCGGCTCCTCCAGGGTTTGCAGGAGCGCGGCTGGATCGAGCAGATGCCCGGCCGCGCGCGCGCCATGCGCGTCCTGGTCTCGCCACCCAAAGCAAAGCCCGAGGGAGAAGCCGATGCCGCCGCTTGACGAAGCGCTGAACAACTTGCTTTGGGCAACCGCGCCGCTGCGCGGGGTGCTGAAGGGCGAAGCCCGCGCCGCCTTCATCGACGCCTGGGCGCAAGGATCGAAGGCGCTTTGCAGGGGCGTCTTCACCGCCGGTGAAGAGGAGCTGAAAAGCCCCCGCAAGGCGGCCGAGGAACTGTTCCGGCACACGCTCGACGCCTGCGCCGCTCTCGGCGTCAAGCCGCATGACCTCGTGCCGATGTTCAACGACCGCGCGGATGGCGGCTTCACGACGCCGAAGCAGCCGCTCGACGCGCTGACGCTGCTCGGCCGCTCGGCCGCGCGCACGGCGCGTCTCACACTCGAAGCGAAGAAGGAAGATGCGGCATGAGCGACATGGCGACCGACGTATTTGTTTGTGTTGAGTGCAGACAAACAATCGAGCGGATCATCCCCCGCGACCGCGGCGAACCCGCGATCTGCGCGACATGTCTCACGCTTCCGGGGTGGCAAACTGATCCCGAGGTCGCGCGGCTTCTCGGCGGCCCGGATTTCGTTTCCCGGAAATGCCGCGTGTGCGGCTGCACCGACACGCAAGCCTGCATGACGGAGGACGGGCCCTGTTTCTGGCTCGAAGAGGATCTCTGCTCCACTCACATCGACGAGGAGGACGGGGAATGAAAAAGATCAACGATCGCTTCGAAGGCAAGGTTGCGCCTTGGCTGCTGGAAACCTTCGGCCACGAGATCATGATGAACTGCACCGAACGCAACCATCGCTTTCTCGAAGAGGCGCTCGAACTGGTTCAGGCGTGCGGTTGCACGGCGAGCGAAGCACACCAGCTCGTTGGCTATGTCTTCGCCCGGCCCGTTGGCGATCCGGAACAGGAATGCGGCGGGGTCATGGTAACGCTCGCCGCGCTCTGCATCGCGCAAGGGCTCGTCATGGAGGAGTGCGGCGAGAAGGAGCTGGCGCGCGTCTGGACGAAGGTCGAGCAGATACGGGCGAAACAGGCAGCGAAGCCAAAGCATTCGCCGCTGCCAATCGCCGAGGAAAGTAGGGAATTTCCCGACGAGCTCATCCGCAAGCTCCTGCTGATGTCGTTTGCCGCGAGGCTCGACGACAGGGAGGACGAGGCGGACACGTTGAAGGAGGCCGCCGAGACGATCGGGCGGCTTGCGGGAGGTGGCGATGGCACAACCGGCAACTGACTACCGCAAGCGCGTCATCCAGCTCATCCATGTCGCGAAGAATGAACGCGGCCTGGACGACGAGACTTATCGCGGCTTGCTGGAGCGCGAGACTGGCAAGAATAGCTGCTCCAAGATGAACGGCACCGAACTCGACAAGGTGCTCGGCGCGCTGAAGCGCGAAGGCTTCAAGGTGAGGCGCGTCCGCAAGCCCGTCGAGCGCGTCATCGGCCGGAAGGGCCCCGCGCCCGTGCGCGAGGGACAGAAGGCGCTCATCACCGCGCTCTGGATTTCGCTCTGGCAGCTCGGCGCGGTTCGCGACAACCGGGACAGCGCGATCGACGGTTTCGTGAAGCGGCAGACGGGCGTCGAGCATCTGCAATGGCTCGGGCCGCAACAGGGCCACCGCGTCATCGAGGCGCTGAAGGACTGGTGCGCGCGTGAGGGCTTCCAGGTCCCGGAGGTCGAGAGCGACGGCGGGCTCGCCGCCAAGCGCGCGCTCTGCCGCGCCATCGGCGCCAAGCTCGACCGGCTCGGCCTGCTCGATGCGAGCGACCGGCTCGCGCTCGTCTCCTCCTCGCGGATGACGGCTGAACGCGCGCAGGCGCTGGCCGACAAATGGGGCTTCAAGCTGCGCGCCGGCGCGGGCGGGGAGGCATCGTGACAACCGAGGCACGCGACATCGATCATCGCCTGAATTGCCGCGCCCACTTCGCGCGACGTGTCGCCGAACGCGCCGTCCCCCTCAGTGCTGGCGACATCGCCCGCCTCGAACGGCGCATCGAGAGGATGCGGCCTGCTTTCGAGCGCAAGGGCGTCAACCGGTACAGGCTCACCATTATCGCGCGCGGCCGCTTCCTGCGCGTTGTCTACGACACGGAACTCCATTGCCTCGTCACTTGCCTGGACACAGTGCCTTTTTTCGCTCGACCGCGCGTCTATCGGGAGGTCCGGCCATGAAGAAGGCCGTCTCCAGCCTCATCAACGATGCCGAGCTGCCCGTCAAGGAAACGAGGGAATTTGTTTCCTCGACGCGTGTCACCCGGCAAGCCTTCATCACGACCGTTCGAGACCTTGCCGATACTCGGGCGGAGGTGAGGACGCTGTTTCCGACAGGGCCGGACACTCTGGAGCCGAACGCGCGTTACATCATCCGCTCCTATCTCGAGATGATGCTTCGCGGGGCTGGCGCGCTGGCGGTGGCGCTGCGATGCGAGGAAGCCCACGCGGTTCTCGCCGCGGCGGACACCATCGTCGAGCTTTCGCGCTCGGAAGACCTGCGAGACGAGATGGCACAAGCCTTCAACGACTACGAGCGCATGATCGCCCGGATGCGGCGGGAGCTCGATGGTGTAAGGCCAGAGGAACTCCGCGCGCTTCGGAAGTATCTAGACGCACTGGAGGACAAGGGAGCATGAGGCAGAAATTCTCTCTCCGGATGCTGGTCGAGGAAGTCGAGTATGAGATCGGCCAGCGCCGTTCCGTCTATGAGCGCATCGCCAAGACGCAGCCGCGCCGCAAATCCGAACTCGATTATCACATGAGCCGCATGGAAGCGGTCCGCGACTTTCTCGTCGAATGTTTGAGGGCAGAGAACGGATGACCGAGCCGCTGCCCGATCTCCTTTCGCGCATTGCGGCGGCGGCCGGCGAAGACGCCGCGCTGCTTGTCGCGAAGGCATTCGGCGGCCGGCCCTTCTACCTGCCCGGCGCCGACGAGATCACGCCCGAGCACAGGCTGGCCGAAGTTGTCGGCGTGGAACGCGCGCGCGCCATCTGCAGCGAGATCGGCCGGGGTGAAGTCACATTCCCGCGCGGGCCGTTTTCCTCGGTGGCGGAAGCACGCCGCCGCGTCAGCGAAATGCTGGAGCAGCGCCGGCCGAAAGCCTCGATCGCGCTGGAGCTGAATTTGCACATCAGGACCGTCGAGAAGATCGCGGCCAGGCTGCAAAAGAAGAACCGCCGGCAAGGCTCGCTGTTCTAGTGACCCCGGCGATTGCCGGGGTGCCTGATTTTCGGGATTGGCTACAGGGTGAGGGCAGAGAGTGCGGCATGCGAGCCGCGTTGCCAAGAGCCCCGAAGAGAGCGCCGCATGCCCCCGGAATTCAATCCCTCGGACGATCGTCTTTTTTCCGCCGCGCTGGCCGTCGTGCTGCGCCACGAGGGCGGGTTTGTCGACGATCCGGACGATCCGGGCGGCGCGACGAAGTTCGGCATCTCGCTGCGCTGGCTCCGGGAAGCCGGTGAACTCGACCTCGACGGCGACGGTCTCCCCGATGGCGACATCGATCTCGACGGCCATATCGATCTCAACGACATTGCCGGGCTGACCCAGGAGAACGCCGCCTGGTTCTACAAGGCACATTGGTGGGACTACCACCGCTATGGCGATTTTCCCCTGCTGGTCTCGACCAAACTCCTCGACCTCGCCGTCAATATGGGCGCGCGGCAGGCGCACAAATGCGCGCAACGCGCCGCCCGCGCCTGCGGCTCCGCGCTTGCCGATGACGGGCTTCTCGGTCCGCTCAGCCGCGCCGCGCTCATCGAGACGGACGCGAAGCAGTTGCGGGTGGCGATGCGTTCGGAAGCGGCGGGCTTCTATCGCGGCCTCGCCGCTGCACGTCCCACCTCCGTGAAATATCTCAATGGCTGGCTCAACCGGGCCTACGCATAGGGGGGCAGATGTCCGACTTCTGGGGGAAGGCGAAAGATATCCTTGGCGTCGTCGCGCCGACGATCGGTACGGCGCTGGGCGGTCCGCTTGGCGGCCTCGCGGCGCGCACGCTTGCGGGCGTGCTGCTCGGCGACGAAGCGGCAAGCGAGAGCGCGATTGCCGCGGCTGTCGCCAACGCCTCGCCGGATCAGTTGCTCGCGCTGAAGAAGGCCGATCACGAGTTCCAGACAAGGCTGAAGGAACTCGATGTGGATATGGAGCGCATCGCGGCAGGCGACCGCGACAGCGCCCGCAAGCGCCAGATCGAGATGAAGGACCGGATGCCCGGCATTCTGGCCGCGATGGTGTTCACGGGCTTCTTCGGCATTCTCTGCTCGCTGATGTTCGTCGCGGTGCCCGAGGCCGCGAAGGACCCGCTCAACATCATGCTCGGCGCGCTCGGCACGCTGGTGGTGCAGATCGCCAACTACTATTTCGGCTCTTCGAACGGTTCCGCGCAGAAGCAGAAGATGCTCGACCGCGTGATCGGGGAAGGTCAGGGCCGATGATCGAAACATTGAAGCTTCTTCTCAGCGGCATTGCCGTCGCGATTTCGCTTGCGAGCTTCGCCTATGCCTGGCACTCGACCCGGAACCGCGCCCAACGCGCCGAGATCGAGGCGCTGAAGGAACGCATTGCGAGCGTGGATGGCAGGCGCGCGACGAATGTCGGCGAGCTGCGGGATCGCATCACGCGCGTGGAGGAAAAATTGCCGCATCTGCCGGACCAGAAATCCATGCACGAATTGTCGCTCCGTATCGAGGAGATGCATGGCGACATGAAGGCCCTTCAACAGGCGCTGAAGGGCGTCCAGGGGCAGCTTGAGACCGCGAACGATTTCTTGTTGAGAGAGAGGAAGGGATGAACGACTGGGCCGAAACGAAAATCGAGGAACGCCGGCTGCGCATCCTGCAAGCCATTGCCCAGGACGAGGATCAGACGATGGGTCAGGCCCGGATCAAGTACGTGCTCGACGCCTGGGCATGGAAGGACCCTATTGAAGTGGTGCGGCAGGAGATGCGCTATCTCGCCAAGGTCGGCGCCATCCGGCTGGTCGCGGCGGGCGATGAATTCGTCGGCGTGATGAAGGAGCTCGGCCGCCAGCACCTTACGCACGAGAACATCATCGAGGGCGTTCTTGTTCCGAAGCGGAGCGACTGATGTCATCGGCAAAACGCGGCCGCCCCAGCTCGATCGACATGCTGCCCGAAGAGGCGGACGAGGATGTCCGCTGGGCGATCGGGCAACTCAACGAGCGCAAGCGGACGGCGGAAGATATCCGCGAGGAGTTGAACAACCGGCTGCTGGCGATCGGCTGCGGACCCGTTTCGAAGTCGGCCTTCAACCGCTATTCGATCTTCCTTGCACGGCACGGCCGCGCCATGGCGCAGGTCCGGAATGTCGCCGCCGTGCTTGCCGAGCGCATGGACGAGGAACCGGATGGCGATGTGGGCCTCCTTCTCGCCGAAACGATCAAAACTCTCACCTATGACGTCATCATGGGGCAGGCGCTCAGCGATGACGGCCCCTCCATGAAGATGCTGCTCGCGGCGGCGGAAGCCGTGCAGCGGCTCGAACTTGCCCGCAGCACCAACATGAAGGTCGCGAAGTTCAAGCGCGATCACTTCATCGAAAAGGCAGCGGACGCGGCCGAGCAGGCCGCGAAGGACGCCGGACTGTCCGGCGACCGCGCATCGCAGATCAGGCGCGAAGTCCTGGGCGTGAGGATCTGACATGGCATCGCCCTTCGACCATCTGCTTGAAGGCGAGAAGGAGCTTCCCGAGGAGTTGCCGCGCGGATCGGAAATCCCCGCCGATCTCGACCCGCTGGCGGACGGCATCCTGATGCAGCATCAGAAGGACTGGATTGCCGATACCTCGCCTTTGAAGCTCGCCGAGAAAGGGCGCCGCACGGGCATCACCTTCGCGGAAGCCCTGGACGACGCGATCACGGCCGCGACGACCCGCAAGGACGGCGGCGACAACGTGTTCTACATCGGCGACACGAAGGACAAGGGCCGCGAGTTCATCGGCTATTGCGCCCATTTCACGCGCGTCGTGCAGAAGGAGCTTGGACAGGTCGAAGAGTTCCTGTTCGAGGACAAGCTCGCGAATGGCGAGACGAAGTATATCGCCGCCTACCGCATCCGCTTCGCCAGTGGTTTCCGTATCGAGGCGCTGTCTTCCCGCCCTGCGAACATCCGCGGGTTGCAGGGCATCGTCGTGGTGGACGAGGCCGCCTTCCACGACGATGTGCGCGAGGTGCTCGACGCGGTGAATGCGCTGCTCATCTGGGGCGGCAAGGTCCGCATCATTTCGACGCATAACGGCACAACCAATCCCTTCAACACGCTGATCCGCGAGACGAAGGCAGGCAAGGCGGACTATTCGCTGCACCACATTCCCTTCGGTCTTGCCGTCGAGAACGGACTTTACGAGCGCGTCTGTCTCATCAAGGGCGACGAGCCGACGCCGGAGGGCAAGGCCGAATGGGAGCGGAAAATCCGGGGCTCCTACGGCACGCGCCTCGCGGCGATGCGGCAGGAACTCGACTGCGTCCCGAAGGACAGCGACGGCGCTTTCATGACGCATGTGCTGATCGAGAGCTGCATGCGCGAGGACATTCCTGTCATCCGCTGGGCGGTCCCGCTCGAGATCGGCGGCATGGAACCGGAAGCCCGCAAGGTCGAGGTGAAGCGCTGGTGCGAGGAGAAGCTCAAACCGCTTCTCGATGCATTGCCGCCACAGCTCCGGAAGTCGCTGGGCACCGACATCGGTCGCCGTATCGACGCGACCGCCATCTGGCTCAACATGACGCTCGGCAATCTCGTCCGTGAAACGCAATGCATCATCGAGCTTCGCGATGCGCCCTTCGCGGTCCAGCAGCAGGTGCTCTGGTACGTCATCGGGGCACTGCAGAAGCTGCAATGCGCTGCCATCGACGCAACCGGCATCGGCGCAGCGGTGGCGGAAGCGACGCGCGAGAAGTTCGGCGGCGTGGTCCATGAGATCATGCTGAGCCGCGAGTGGTACCGGATGAATATGGAGCCCTACAAGACGGCCTTCGAGCAGAAGACGATCGTGCTCCCGGCCGACGCGGACGTGCTCGCCGATCATCAGGCACTGCAGATGGTCAACGGCATCGCCAAGGTGCCGGATGATCATCGCGAGGAAGGCGCGGACGGATACACGCGGCATGGCGACACGGCGGTGGCCGGCGCGCTCGCCTATTACGCCTCACGGCAGGACCCGCCGCCGATCGACGTTCACGTCGCAGGCGAAACGCGGGCGAGCCTTTCGGCCTATGGCGAGGCCCAGGACCAGCGAATGACGGATACCGGCTTCGGCACTGTTGCCGGCGGGCTTTACATGGACGGGTATTGAGCATGGCGGAAGATGTGACGCAGGACGCCCCGGCGAAGAAGCCGGAGATGCGCGAGATCGCGACGAGCGGCGACGGCCGCGACATCACAATCGGTTATTTCGGCCAGGGCGTCCGGCAGATGACGGACCCGATCCTGCTGGCGCGCGGCAGCGATCTGGACGTCTATGAGGAGATCCTTCGCGACGACCAGGTGCAGTCCTGTTTCCAGCAGCGCCGCCTCTCGGTCATCAAGGCGGAATGGGATGTCGAGGCCGGCGCCGACGACAAGGCCTCGCAGATGGCGGCCGAGTTCATGAGGGAGCAGCTCGACGCGATCCGCTTCGACGATACGACGCTGAAGATGCTGAAGGGCCTCTTCCTCGGCTATTCGGTCGCGGAGTGCATGTGGGGAAAGGACGGGCGGTACTTCACGCTCGATGCGCTGAAGGTGCGGCGCGCGAAGCGCTTCCGCTTCGACATGGATGGAGGCTTGCGCCTTCTCACGTTGCAGAACAGCGCCAAGGGCGAGCTGATGCCCGCGCGCAAGTTCTGGACCTTCACGGCAGGCGCTGACGATGACGACGATCCTTACGGTCGCGGCCTCGGCTACTGGTGCTTCTGGCCGGTGTGGTTCAAGAAGAACAACGTCAAGTTCTGGACGCTCTACCAGGACAAGTTCTCCGGACCGACTTCGGTCGGGAAATACCCGGCGAACGCGACGAAGGAGGAGATCGCCAAGCTCCTGCAGGCGGCGGGCGCTGTCGGCCGCGACAGTGCGATTGCCATTCCCGAAGGCATGGTGCTCGAGCTGCTCGAAGCGGTGCGCGCCTCGTCGGCGAGCTACGAGCCCTTTTACGACCGGATGGACGGCGCGATCGCGAAGGTCATTCTCAGCCAAACGATGACGACGGATGCGAAGGCGACGGGCATCGGCTCGGGCGCGGCGAATGTCCACATGGACGTGCGCGAGGAAGTCACCACCTCCGACGCCGATCTCATCTGCTCGTCTTTCAACGAGACAGTCGTCGCCTGGCTGACTGAGTGGAACTTCCCCGGCGCAACGCCGCCGCGCGTCTGGCGGCAGACGGAGCCGCCGGAAGACCTGAACTCTGTCGCCGAGCGCGACAACAAGGTGAAGCAGCTCGGTTTCAGGCCGACGCAGGAACGGATCACCGACACCTATGGCGAGGGATGGGAGCCGGACACGCCGCCCGCTCCGCCACCCGGCTCAAAGGTGCTGCCCGGCCTTCCGGGCGGAGATCCATTGAACCCGGAGAAGAAGCCGCCGGCGCCGTCCTTTGCGGAAACAGTCGAAGACGATACCGCGCGTCTCGGCCGGGAGCTCGACGCCGCGGCCGCCGGTGCGGTGGAGAGCATGGTCGATGCGATCAAGGCGGAGCTCGATGCGAGTTCTACCCTGGTCGAATTCTCCGAGCGCCTCATGAGACGGTATCCGTCACTCGACGTGGAAGACTTTGCGGCCGCGATGCGCGACGGCATGGTGCTGGCCGAGCTGACCGGCCGCGACGACATCGCAGGCTGAGCGATGGCAACCGTCGCGACCGGATCGACGCCGCTGCCCGAAGCGCTGCCGGTTCACTTCACGGAAGCAATCGACTTCCTGCGGAACAAGCTGCGCCTGCCGACGCGCGTCTGGACCGACATGTGGCAGGACATGCACAGCCGCGCCTTCGTCGTGGCCGGCGCGATGAAGGATGCGCTCGTGAAGGATTTTCACGAGGCGGTAACGCGCTCGATCGCGGAAGGCCGCACGCTGGAGGATTTCCGCAAGGACTTCGACCGCATCGTCGCGAGCCACGGCTGGAGCTATAACGGGTCGCGCGGCTGGCGCAGCCGCACGATCTACGAGACCAACCTCTCGACCGCCTTCTCGGCGGGACGCTGGGCGCAAATCCAGCGCCTCAAGCATGTGCGGCCTTACATCCGCTACATCACCATGGCGGACGAGCGCGTGCGCTTCTCGCACCGCGAGCTCCACGATATCGTGCTGCCGGCCGACCATCCGTTCTGGCAAAGTTACTTTCCGCCGAACGGCTGGGGCTGCCGGTGCTTCGTCCAGTCGCTTTCGGAAGCGGACCTGAAACGGCTCGGCCTCAAGGTCACGCCGGACAGCGGCCTTCCCAAGGGTGTGCAGAAGACGACGATCAAGACGCCCGAAGGCGCCCTGGAGATTGAGACGCCGGAAGGCATCGCCCCTGGCTGGAACTACAATCCGGGTGCCGGCGCTTTCGGCCGCGGCCCCAATGCGCTGGCGATCGCCCGGCATGGCGACAGGTTCGACGCCCTCGAAGGCAAGAGTTCAATGCGGGAGACGGCGGGGCCGCTCGATCCGCAGCCGACGCGGACGCGGCCCGCGCCACGCGTGCCGTTGAACAGCGACGGTACGCCCTATGAAGAGGCGCTGAAGCGCGCTTTCAGAAATGCCCTTGGTGGCGACGAGGCGATCTTCACCGACCCGCTCGGCAACCGTGTCTCGATTACGCAGGCCGTCACCGATCATCTTCTCGAAAAGGCAAAGACCAATGCCGGCGAGATCAATCGCGCCGCCTACTGGCCCTTCATCCAGGAGCTCGTCGAGACTCCGCAGGAAATCTGGGTCGGGTTTTCGCGGCACGAGGAGAGCGGGCGCGTCTATCTGAGGCGGCGATATGTGAAGCTGATCCAGCTTTCGGGGGGCCGCGTCATAGCGCTCGTCGCCGACGAGGAAGCCGGACAGGGGCAGGCGCTCACCATGTTCACCGGACGGCCGGGCGCCGCGCTCGACAATCTGCGCTCGGGCATCATGGCCTATCGGGCAGCTTGAGATCGGGTGATTTCCGGGGGGCGTGAACTACAGGCCCGCGCTTCCTGCGTTCGCTCTTCCTGCAGCCTTGAAAGGGCGCGGCCCGGCCACAGGCGCAACGGGAGGAGTCTAGGCCCCTTCCGGCCCGTCTTCAAGCTCCGGCCGGCACCCTTACATCGGCGCGGAAGGGGAAGCGTTGCTCGGCCAGGGACCGGAGGTAAAATCGGGGAGAACGGCGCATTTCGGGAAAAGCCTCTCATTTGGCCGCACACGCGCGGGGTGGCTCTCAGGCCCCGTCGCAGCGGAAAAATCCTGCAACGCGTTTTTCAAGGAGTTCTGGGGCTCTCAGGCCCTATATCTGGTGGCTTCCCCCCAGATATAGCGGTTCCGCCCGGACCCGGCCCCAAAATCGGTGGTTAACGCCCTGACCCCGGCAATCGCCGGGGTGCCATCGGAGGCGGGACAGGGGGAATGTTGTGCATCTTCCACGACGCCCCCGGATTTCACAAGTGAAGCCCTTCGAAATCTTCAAGCCCGGCACCCACACCCCGATGACGGGCGCGCCGATCACCTTTTCCGAGGACGTGGTGAGGGCGATCGCCGCTGCCTACGACCCTGCCCGCCACGAGGCGCCGGTCGTGATCGGCCACCCGAAGGATGACGCGCCCGCCTGGGGCTGGGTCAAGGGGCTCGAATTTCGCGACGGCGCTCTCATAGCCGAACTCGACCAGGTGGAACCCGCCTTTGCCGAGCTGGTCGAGGCAGGCCGCTTCAAGAAGGTGTCGGCCTCGTTCTACCCGTCCGACCACCCCTCGAACCCGACGCCCGGCCAGCTTGCGCTGCGCCATGTCGGCGTGCTCGGCGCGGTGGCGCCCTCCCTCAAAGGGCTGAAGCCAATCTCCTTTGCCGGCGACGAGGCGGAAATCCTGACTTTCGAATTCGGCGAGGGCGACCGGCAGATGTCTTGGGTGTTCGGCACGATCGGTCGCGCGCTCCAGGCCATGCGCGAACTGGTCATTGCCGACCGGGGCGAAGAAGCGGCCGACAAGGCCATCCCGAGATACGACATCGAAGAAGTGTACCGCGCCACAGGCGCGATGCAGGAGCGCGCTCGGAAGAGCGAAAGCCCTGCCTTTGCCGAACAGCCTGTCCAACCCGAACGGAAGGAACCTCCCGTGCCGAAGGAACTTGAAACGCGCGAGGCCGAGATCGCCGCCCGCGAAAAGAAGCTCGCCGACGACGCGCTCGCTTTCGCCGAGAAGCAGAAAGTAGCCCGCCGCGATGCCGACAAGGCCGTGCTCGACCAGCTCGCCACCGAAGGCAAGCTCGCCGCAGGTTATGTCGGTCCGGTTCTGGACTTCATGGAAAGTCTGGACATGACCGGCACGCTCGACTTCGGGGAAGGCGAGGCGAAGCAGACGGCGACGCCGCGCGATTTCTTCCTCGACCTGCTGCGCAAGGGCGGCACGGTCATCGACTTCTCGGAGCGCGCGGCCGCAGGCGAGGAAGCGGCGGGCACACTCGACTTCGCCGCACCGGATGGCGCGACGGTCGACCCGTCGCGAATGGACCTCCACCGCAAGGCGGTCGCCCACCAGAAGGCCAACCCCAACACCACCTATGTCGATGCGCTTCGCGCGGTCGGCGTGAACTGAGGAGACAGACATGAGCCGTCAGTCCGCGCCGTTGCAGGCGCTCACCTACGTCGCCGATGGCGACCATGCTGCCTACCGCGCCATCGGCTTCGACGGCGCCATTGCGAGCGCCCAGGGCCAGAAGGTCATGGGCGTGTCACAGCGCGCCGCAACCGACACCAAGGTCAACGACATGGTCGTGTCGGGAACCACGGTTGTCGAGACAGGCGCCGCCTTTGCGGTGGGCGACAGCCTGATCGTCGACGCCCAGGGCCGCGCGATTGCCGCGACCGGCGCGCTCGCGATCGCTGCCGGCGCGACCGGCGTCACGTCGAGCGCCGCCAATGGCGAAGTGCTCGAAGGCGCGGACCTCCCTGAATACGTCTTCGCCGACGCGCTCGAAATCTCGGGCGGTGCCGGCGAATTCGTCGAAGTCCTCCTGCGCCGCTAAGCGCAGCAACATCAGGAAACGAGAACATGCCTCAGCCCCTCACCACTTCAGGCGCGCGCGTCGTCGACCCGATCCTTACCAATCACGCGCGCGGTTACGCCCACCCGGAGCGGATCAGTCACGTGCTTTTCCCGCGCGTCGATGTGCCGGTCCGCGGTTTCAAGCGCATCGAGTTCAATAAGGAGAGCTTCCGGCTCTACAACACCCGCCGCGCGCCTGGGACGCGGACGAAGGAGATCGTGTTCGGCTTCGAGGGCAAGCCTGCGAGCCTCGACCAGTACGCGCTTGACGCCATCGTGCCCCGCGAGCATGTGCAGGAAGCCGAGAGGGGACCGGGCATCGACCTTCAGATGGAGGCGGTCTCCGTCGTGCAGGACGTCATGAGCCTCGACGCAGAAGTGCAGGCGGCGACGCTGGCCACGACCGCCGCCAACTACGCGGCGTCGAACAAGGTGACGCTCGCGGGCGCCGACCAGTGGAGCCACGCCGCCAGCAAACCGAAAGACGTCATCAACGAGGGCAAGGAAGCGGTGCGCAAGAAGATCGGCCGCGACCCCAACACCCTCGTTCTGTCGGCGGGCGGTTTCCGGGCGCTCGACGATCATCCCGCGATCCTGGAGAAGATCAAATACACCTCCAGCGAGAGCGTCACCGAGGATCTCCTCAAGCGCTACTTCCAGGTGGACCGGGTAGCGGTCGCCCGCTCGGTCTACACCGAAAACGACGACGATTTCCTCGACGCATGGGGCAACTTCGCGGTGCTCGCCTATGTGCCCCAGGGCGGGCGGCAAAGCGTTCGCGTGCCGAGCTTCGGCTACACCTACCAGCTCTCCGGTCATCCTTTCGTCGAGCCGATGGCATGGGATCGGGGCCGCAAGAGCTGGGTCGCGGGCGTGACGGACGAACGCAGCCCCGAACTCGTCGGCGCCGAGGCCGGTTACCTCATCTCCGACCTCATCGCTTAAGGGGGACCCGTCTTGGCCAGGAAGAACGAAGAGAAACAGACCTTCATCGCCCTTGAACGGCTCCGTCTCGACGGCGAGAGCGTCATGCCGGGCGAGGAGGTCGAGCTTTCCGAGGCGCAGGCCCGTCACCTTTTCAAGTCGAAGAAGGTGGCGCTGCCCGGCGGCGACGCCGCGGCCTCTGCCCTCCTGCAGCAACAGGCCGGCGAACTTCAGGAACGCCTGAAGGGCGATTTCGCGGCGGTGAAAGCCGAGCGGGAAGCGGCCGAAAAGGCACTCGACGACGCCAAGGCCGAACGGACCGAAGCCGAAAAGCTGCGCGACGAGACGAAGAAACTCGCCGAGCAGGCCGAGAAGGACCGCAAGGCGGCCGATAAGGCCGCGAAGAAATAGCGCGCAGCCGTCGGCGCGCTATCCGCCAGCTCCGGGGGGTGCTGGCTCATCGGCGGCGGCTTCCACTTCGCAGTGTGCCGCCGCCGAACGGACTTCTGAATGGCCCTCGGCCGGGGACTGCGCTCCCGGCCTCGGGCTCGGGATTATCCCAGAGGGCGGTCTGGTACGGCTCGCGAGGCCCCCAGCGCCGGTAGCGGTGACGGCGATGTGCAGTCGTTGTCCGGGGCAAAGCCCGCCGCCCGCCATGTTTAGACGAGCAGAAATGGAGAAGCCGAGTGCCGAACGACATCATGCAGTTTTTCGATTGGGCACATCTTCCGCCGCACTTGCAGGAGGTGAGCAAGCCCTTTGCAGCACTCGCCGAGATGATCGTCGAAACGCTTCCCTCGAATGCCGAACGCTCGGTTGCGCTGCGCAAGCTTCTCGAAGCGAAGGATGCCGCCGTGCGCGCGAGGGTTGCGCGCTAACGAACTTGAGGGGCCGCTCTCCTCTCCCGGCTCGGATGGCTTTCAGCCGGCCGCGTACCGAGCCCTGGGGAGCGGCCCCACCACACAGAAGGATTAGAGGCACATGACCCCCTGGCTTCTCTACATCATCGGCTGCATCGGCTTTGCCCCCGCCATCGTCGGCGGGCTCGGTCTCTACGCGACCCTCGTTTCGGATTTTGAAGTGAGCGGGGTGGGGGTCGCGCCGCGCAAAGGTTTTGAGGTGAGCGAGGTGGGGGACTACGTGAAGCCCGCCTTCCTGCTCGCCGCAGGCATCGCCGCGTTTGCAGCGGGGTGGCCGTCATGAGTGCGCTTGCCGCCCTGCTCGGAGCGGTCACGCTCGGATATCTGGGGGTGATCGCGCTCCTGCTCGCCGGCATTTGGTCTCTCGTCATCTGGCTGGATGAAGGGAGCATTGACGGCGGTGAGGCGAAAACGATCGCGGTCTTCGCGCTTTGCGGCATCGGCCTTCTCTGGCTCGCCTCCTCGATGGGAGTTACGCCATGAGCTACGCCTCGCTGCAGGACCTCAAGGACCGCTTCGCCGAAGAAGACATCATCCAGCTCACCGACGAGACGAACGTGCCGCCGGCGGCGATCGACGAGACGACGGTCGCCCGCGCGCTGGACGATGCGGGCGCGCTGATCGACGGCTATGTCGGCAAGCGCTACACGCTGCCGCTCGCTACCGTGCCGCATCAGCTCATCCGCGCCGCCTGCGATATCGCCTGGTACTACCTGCATGGCGAGCGCGCGAGCGAGACGGTGAAGAAGAACCACGACGCAGCGGTGCAGCTCCTGCGCGACATTTCGGCGGCGAAGGTGAACCTCGAAGTGGCGGGCGAGACCGTCGCCGCGACGCCGGTCGGCAGCCCGGTCTTCAAGGAACCCACCCGCGTCTTCACCGACGAAACGCTGAAGGACTATTGATGGCCGCGCGCATCACCATTGCGATCGACGATGCGGAAATCAACGCTGCGCTCGCTCGCGTGGCGGCGGCGGGGCTCGACGCCCGCGCGCTCTTCGACGATATCGGCGCGTCTATGGTCGTTCAGACGCAGGAGCGGTTTCTGCGTGAGAAGGACCCGCAATACCGCTTCTGGAAACGCCATGCGAAAAGTACGAAGCGGCGGCGCGGTCCCGGCGCGCCCGTGTTGCGCGATCGCAACCTGCTGTTCCGCTCGCTGACCCATGAAGCGTCGCGGACCTATGCGCGCTGGGGCACGAACCGGAAATACGCCGCCATCCACCAGTTCGGCGGCACGATCGAGCGCCAGGTCTCGCGGCGGATCGTCACGTCGTCGCGGCGGAAAGACGGCCGCGTGCTCTTCGCGAAGAAGAACACGAAGGCGAAGAGCCGCGTCGACCGGCTCGTCCAGGTGGGCGCGCATCGCATCGTCATCCCGGCCAGGCCCTATCTCGGCATCAACGACGCCGACCGGGCGATCATCGCCGAAAAGGTCGAGGCCCATCTCAAAGCGGCGGCGGAGGGCAAATGAGTATTCCCTCCGAATGCCTGGCGCGGCTCAACGATCCGGTCCTCGGACCGGCAAAGTTCCGCATGCTCGGGCGCGCGACAAATCTTGCCGCGCTCAGGGGTGTGCCGCCCAAGGCGCTGCCCGCTGGCTTCCTCTTCATGGACGACGAGGAGGGAGAAGAAAACGAACGCGGCACCGGGCCGGTGCTTCAGCGCGCCGAGGGCTTCGTGACGCTGCTCATCATCGCCGACGACAAGAGCGATGCGCGCGGCGGCGCTGTGGACGACTTGCTGGAAGAGCTGAAATGGGAAGCACGGCGGCGGCTGGTCGGTTTCGAACCCGCGAGCGGCAAGGGTCCGTTGACTTTTCGAAGTGGCAGGACGGTCGATTTCGCGGCCGGTGTCGTCTGGTGGGAAGAACGCTACGCAGTCGATTTCTACATCGAGGAGGAACAGGCATGAGCAAGCCCGACAAACATGCAGGCCAGGGCGGGTCCTATATCCGTCCGAAGGATGGCGGCCCGCGCGAGCTCGTTGAGCGCACGAAGGACGCACCGCGTCCGGGCGCGCCCTCTGTCCCTGCCGCTGCCCCGGCCAAAGCGCCCGCGCCTTCACCGGCCCGCGCGAAGAACCTGTCACTCGCCCCCGACGCCGCCACGGCGGACGGCGCGAAGCCCGCAAAGGAGTAAGCGACCATGACCACGCGTTTCGAGCGAAAGACGGCGCTGCGCGCCAAGATCGAGGCCGAATACGGCACGGACAGCGTGCCGTCCGGCGGCGCCGACGCCATGCTGATCCAGAACTTGCAAATCGTGCCGCTGGAGGCCGAGGAGAAGGACCGGCAGCTCTATCAGTCGTTTCTGGGGAACCAGGGCAAGCTGCTCGCGGGCGAGCATGTGAGCGCGACATTCGAGGTCGAACTGGCGGGATCGGGCACAGCGGGCGTTGCGCCCGGCTTCGGCCCGTTGCTGCGCGCCTGCGGTCTCGACGAAACGATCGTCGCCGGCACGTCGGTCACCTATGCGCCGGTCTCGGACGCCTTCGAGAGCGTGTCGGCCTATACGAACCTCGACGGGGTGAACCACAAATTCCTCGGCGCGCGCGGCAATGTGAAACTCATGCTGTCCGCGCGGGAAATCCCCAAGCTCGAATTCTCGATGCGCGGCCTGCTCGTTGCCGCCGTCGACGCGGCGCTGCTGGCGCAGACGCTGACCGCCTTCCAGACGCCGCTCATCGTCAACAAGACGAACACGCCGACCTTCGACCTTCATGGCTATTCGGCGATCGCCGAAAGCCTCGAACTCGATCTCGGCAACGACGTGCAATATCGCGGCCTCATCGGCGAGGAGTCGATCCGGATCGTCGACCGGCTGATGACGGGCCGCGCCGTCATCGAAGCCGACACGCTCGCCAATATCGACTGGTTTGCGATTGCGCGGGCGCGCACGCGCGGCGAACTCAACGTGGTGCATGGCACCGTGGCGGGCAACATCGCCACGATCAATTGCCCCGGTGTCGAGATCGGCGCGCCTGCCTATGGCGCGACACAGAAGATCAGGAACATGACGCTGCCGCTGACGCCGGTTCCGACAGCCGCGGGCAACGACGAATTCACGCTCGCCTTCACATGACCGTGCAGGGGCGCTGAAGCGTCCCTGCATATCCCCCTCAATCCGGTTTTCGGGAGAAAGACCAACATGTTCATTCTGGCAGACGAGCACAGCTACTGGTGGACCTGCGAAGCCAAGGTGCCCGCCGACGGCAAGTTCGAGACCCACGATTTCGAGCTTCAGTTCCGGTCGATCTCGCCCGAGGAGGCGGCGGCGCTCGACGCCAAAATCCGCGAGGCCGACCTCAAGGGCGACGCGGCGGCCCGCTCGCTCGCGCTGCAGGCCGTCGTCACCGGCTGGCGGCGCGTCACCGATCCGGAGAAGAAAGACATCACCTTCCATCCGGAGAACCTTGCGCGCGCCTGCGCCTATCCCTGGTTCCGCATCGCCGCCTTTCAGGGCTGGCAGGACAGCCAGAACGGGATCGAACGCAAGCGGGGAAACTGAGGCGCGCCGCGGTCGTCTGGGCGCGGCACACGATCGGAGACAGCGACCGGAGCCGCCCGGCCGCGATCGACGCGGAAACGAAGGAGAAGTTCGGCAAGCTCAACGTCGCGATCGCCGGACCGGCAGCGGAGGACGAGGAGCGCCTCTTTCCGGTCATGGCGGAGAACCTCGCCGCCCTCGAAGCCTTCGTCTCGCTATCGACGCAATGGCGCTACGAGCGGGCCGGCAATGAGCTGACGGGCAGCCGGCATTTGTGGACCGGTTTCGACTACGCAGCGGTGGACGCGATTGTCCGCCTGGCGGCGCGAAAGAGGAAAAAGCGGAAGGCGCTGTTCGCGGCGATCCGCGAGATGGAAAGAGCCGCGCTGCCGGTGCTGAACGGTGGGCGGCCACATAAAGGAGACGAGCCTTGGCCCTGATGCTCGGCATGCAGATTACCGGCGACTTCTCCGGCCTCAATCGCGAGGTGAAGGAAACGCGCGGGGAATTCGCCGGGCTTTCGGCGGAAGCGGGAAAGTTGGAGCGCGAGGCGCTGGACGCGGCCAAGGGCCTGAGCGCGATCGAGCGCGAGGCGGCAGGCGCCGCGGTCTCGCTCGATGCGGTCCAGCGCAAGCTGGCGGCGGTGCAGCCCGGCGACCGCGTGAAACTCACCGCCGCCGAATTCCGGACGCTGACCGAAGACGCGCAGCGCTCCGGGCGGAGCTTCGAGGAGGTGCTGGGCGGCAACCGCGCCGCGCTCGACGCCATGCGCGCGGCGCACGACCCGCTCTTCGCCGCCCAGCGGGAATATCTCGACCAGCTCGCCTCGATCCGCGCGGCCCATGCGGCGGGCGCGCTGCCGCAGAAGGAAATGGAAGCGGCGCTGGCGCGCACCAAGGCCGGCTTCGCCGCCCAGGTGCCGATCATCCGTTCGGCGCAGGCCGCCGCGCTCGATCACAGCAAGGCCATCGCGCTGCAACGCCACCAGCTCGTCAATCTGGGCCAGCAGGTGCAGGACGTGGGCGTCCAGCTCGCACTGGGCATGAACCCGTTGATAATCGCCGCCCAGCAGGGACCGCAGATCGTTTCCGCGACGGGCGGCCTCAAGAACTTCACGGCGCTGGCGCGGCAGTTCATCACGCCGACGGTGCTGGCGACGGCGGGTCTCACGGCCGTGCTCGCGACGGGCGCGGCGGCGTGGGGCAGCTATCTCGGTTCGGTGAAGCCGGTCGAGACGGCGCTCGCCGGTGTCGGCCGCCGCATCGGACAGACGCGTGGCGAAATGGAAGCGCTCGCGCGGGCGAGCGCGGACCAGGGCGGGATTTCCGTGAGTGAGGCGCGCGAGCTGGAGGTGGCTTTCCTTCGCACGGGCCGCATCGGCACAGATGTCATGGGAGCGCTCATCGCGCGCACAAAGGATTACGCCGCAACAACGGGTATGGACCTCCCCGCGGCGGCCGAGGAGCTGGCCAAGGCATTCGCCGAGCCCAAGGAGGGTGCGGAAAATCTCAACAAGACATTGCAGGTGCTCAGCGACACGGAGGCGCAGGAGATCCGCCGTATGATCGAGCGCGGCGACGTCGTGGGTGCGCAACTCGCCATGATCGAGGCCCTCGATCGCGGCACGGTGGACCACGAAGAAAGTGCGACTGCGCTCGGCCGCGCCTGGAACTCGGTCGCGAACGCCATATCCAACACCTGGAATGCGCTCGGCAGCGGCATCGATGCGAGCTTCAGCGGCAGCGAAGATGCGACGCGCGAACGCCTGGCAAGGCTGCTTGCCGATCGCGACCGGCTTCTTCAGTCGGGGGCAAAGGGCGGTGCCGGAACGCTGCTCGCATTGAGAGACCGGCAGATCGAGCAAATCGAACGCGAAATTGCGGACGCTGCAAGGATCGGTGCCGCAAGCGAGATAGCGGCGGCTTCCGTACGGGCGGGAGCGCTCGGCCGACGCCATTCGCCCGATGCGGGCAAACTCGAAACCCTTCGTTTGGACCGGCAGCAGGCATCGTCGGCGCTCGAAGACCCTGCGATCCGCGACAGCGTGGACAGCCTCTCCTCCCTCGAACGGGCCTATGACGCGACGGGCCGCGCCCTCGATACCTATCTGACACCCGCGCAACGCGTGTCCGAACAGCACCGGATCGACCTTGCGGCCCTCAATGCGAAGACGCCGGCGCAGAAGGCGGAGATCGCGGCTCAGCGCGAGCGGTTGCAGCTTGCAGGCGAGACGATCCCGGCAGCCGAGGCGCAAGCGCGGATCGAGGCGGCGGCGGCAAGGGCGCTGGCCGAGGCGACGCATGCCATCACGGAACAGAACCAGCAGCTCTCGCTCAACACGCAGCTCACGCTCCGGTCGGCGGAAGGCTGGCTCCAGAGCGCCGCCGCTGGCGCTCGGGCGGAAGCGATGCAGCGCGGATTGACGGACGCTTTCAACGAGGGTGCCGATGCTGCGACACGGGCGCGTCTGGCGCTACAGGAACAGGTGGCGCAGACGGCGCTTTCGGGCGCGCAGACCATCGCCGGGCTCAACGCCGAGACGGTGACGCGCGCACGCCTCAACAGCGCGGTGCTTTCCGGCACGATGACGCTTCAGGAGGCCAACCGCCAGGCGTCGCTCGCCGCCGAGCTCCGGCCGCTCCTCATCGCCCGCGACAATGCCGAAGGCACCTCAAAGGAAGTGCTGACGCGGATCATCGAGGAGCTTACCGCCGCGCGGGCGCGCCTGAACGATGAAGAGGGCCGGGCCGCCGCGGCCTCGATCGTCGCAGGGCAGGAAGGCCGGCTGACGATGCTGCGGCGCGAGGCCGAGCTTGTCTTCGCCGGGACCACGGCGCGCGAGCGCGAGCTCGCCATTCTTTCGGCGACGCTCGACGCGCGGCGCGCCAGCGTCGCCGCAGGCTCCGACGAAGAGCGGCAAATCCGCGAGAATGCCACCGCCATTTCCGACCTCGTGAGCCAACTCGAACGCGAAGGCCAGACGCGCGACATCGTGATGCGCACGACGGAAAACGCGCTCGACCGCGTGGCCGACCAGCTCGCCCAGGGCAAGCTCGACTGGTCGAGCTGGGGCGGCCTCGTGACTTCCGTTCTGCAGGATGTGATCGCCCAGCTCGCGCGGATGGCGATCACGGCGCCGATCATGAATTCCCTCTTCGGCACGAGGGCGACGACGCTTGACGATGCGGGCGGCTTCATCGGCGGACTTTTCGGCTCCTTCCATTCCGGTGGCCTTGTCGGCAAGGGATCGAACGACAACCGGGCGCTGCCGCTCTCCACCTTCCGGGGCGCGCCGCGCCTTCACAAGGGCGGCCTCGTGTCGGGCGAGCGCGCGATCATCGCGCTGGACACCGAAGAGGTGCTGACGCTCGACGACCCGCGCCACATCAATAATCTGCGTCGCGCGTCCGGTGGCGGCAGGGGTTTCGCGGGCGGCGGCGCGCTCGCGGGCGAACCGCGCATCGTCGTCAACAATTTCCCCGCTTCGGGCACGAAGATCGAGACCACCACGCGGCGCGGATCGAACGGCGAACTGGTGATCGAGAATATCGGCCGCCAGTTGAAGGACGACATCGCGAGCGAAATCGCGGCGGGCGAAGGGCCGATCACGGGCGCGATCGAGGGCCGCTTCGGCCTCAACCGCGCGTTTGGATTGCAGAGGTGAGCCGATGGCGATCGTGAGCATGCCCGCCGCCCTGAATTCGCGTCCGCTGCGCGACGGCTACCAGTACGAGCCGCATGCGCCGCTCAACCGCACCGACATGGAACAAGGGCCGGCGCGGCAGCGGCGCGTCTTCGACAATTCGCCCGCCGTGTTGTCTCCCATCTGGCCCTTCAGCGCCGACGAATACGAGATCTTCCGCGCCTGGTATCACATCGACCTCCACGACGGTCAGGACTGGTTCTGGGCGGCTGCCTATATCGGCGGCCGCGAGCAGCTCGGCCTGTGCCGCTTCACCGAGGCCTTCAAGCCCGTGCTCGTCAAGATCGAGTGGCATGTCTCGGCGAAAGTCGAAGTGCGGAACGTCGAATACATGGACGACGATGCGCGCTGGTTCGCGGGCGAGTACGGCCCCGCAACGGCGCTCGCTATCTCCGCTTCCCTTCACCGCATCCTTCACGAGGAGGCTCCGGCCCTGCTGCCGGCGTAGACAAGATGGCGACTGAACTCGAAACCAAGATCGCGCAATTCGAAACGGACCTCGGGCTCGCGCACGACATCGTGCATGGCGGTATCGCGGTCGAGGTGGTGACCGAGGGCGGCACCGTCAAATCGCTCGCCAAGCTGGTGAAGGATGCCGAGGACAATGTCGTCGCGCCGGCGACGGCCGGGGCGCTCGCCGCCCAGGCCGCAGCGGAGGCGGCGCGCGACATATCCGTTGGCGCGGCCGGCACCGCCAGTGCCGATGCCGTGACTGCGGTCGCGGCGAAAGACGATGCCGAGACAGCGCGCGGCCAGGCGCAGGCGCTCGTCAACCCCGCGCTGCAAGCCGTCGCCGCCGCGAATATCGATCTGGCGAGCGGCGCGGCCGTCTTCGCCAAGACCTTCGAGGCCGGGGCGATCGCGATCACCATTTCCAACTGGCCGGTGGCCGGTACGGTCGGGAGCTTCCTCTTCAAGATGGTGAATGCCGGCCTCGCCGGTATCACCTGGCCGGCGGGTCTTGCCTGGGCGGGCGGTGTCGAGCCCGTCTGGTCGAGCGATGCGACGGACATCGTCGCCCTCATGTCGGACGATGGCGGCGCGACGATCTATGCCGGCCTCGTTTTCTTCGGCCTCAATCCGGGAGCGTAGCCATGGACGATCCCTGGTCGGATGTCATCCGCGAAGCCTATGCCAGCGCGCCGAAGGATATCGTCGTGCTCTACACGCTCGAATTCTGGCACCCGAGTTTCGACGTTCCCGCCCGCGTCGTGCGCGATCATGGCGTGTTGCTCGCCGAAGAGCCGGAAGTGATCTTCGGCCGCGAACTCACGCTGGAGGCCACGGCGCCGCGCAACGCGGGTGAGACGGTCCAGTTCATCGAAGCGGCCTTCAGCGCCTCTCAGCCCGGTCAGGCGGCCGATGTCATGCCGACGCTGGCGCTTTCGGTCGACAGCGTGCCGGGCGACCTCGGTGCCGCGCTCAAGGCCTCCACCGTGACGCCGGGCGAGATCGAGGTGGTCTACCGCGAGTATTTCTCGGATGCGCCGGGCGGCCCGCAATACGTGCTCTCCGATCTCACGCTTCAGCGCACCAGCGTGACCATGCTCAGGGTGGAAGGCAAGGCGGGCTTCTTCGATCCGACCTCCAAGAGCTGCCCTTCAACGGAGTACAACGCCGATGATTATCCCTCCCTCGCCACATGAGGTCATGGCCGCCGTCGGTCCCGCGACGGTCGCCGGCGGCGTCGTGCCGCCGCACGGAATGCCGCCGCGCGGCTGCGGCGCGGGAGATCTCATCCGCGCGCTCTTTCACGCCGGCATCGTCCATGAGCTGGGTGCGAAGGGGCCGCGCAAGTTCGACTGCTATTCGACGATGCAGCTCGTCCAGTTCTGGCTCTTCGGCCGGGAGACGATCGGCGCGCGGATCGAGCGCGATGCCGGCCGCAAGGCGGTGCTCGACGCGATCTCGACGCATGAGGCGCGCCGGCTCTGGAAGCCGGTAAAGGGCAAGCCGGCCCACGGCGACATCGTCTCCATGACGCATGTGCGCGAACCCTTCCATGTCGGCACTTATCTGGAGGTGGACCGGGGCGTGATCCTGCACTGCGCGAGCGTCACCGGCCTTGCGGTCGACGACACGGCAGCGCTCATCGCGGGCGGCTGGAACAATCTGCGCTACTACCGCTGGGCGGGCGGCGAGACCGGAGCCGCGTCATGATCGGGCTGCATCTCCATGCGCCGCTCATCCACGCCGAGCCCTTGCCGTTCGAGATCGCACCCGGCGAGACGGTGTTTGAAATTGCCCGCCGCCAGAACTACCTGCTGCCGCACTTCGCGATCCTGAACGACGAGCCGCTCGGAAGGGAATGCTGGTCGCATGAGATCGAGGAAGGCGACCGGCTTGCCTTCGTGACGCTGCCCGGCGGCGGCAGCGGCGGCAAGGATATCCTCCGCTCGGTGCTGCAGATCGCCATCGTCGCTGTGGCGATCTATTTCGCGGGACCGGCGGGGCTCGGGCTTCAGGGCGGCACGCTCTTCGCGGCGCGGGCGGCGGCGCTCGCCGGCAGCGGCTATCTCGTGAACGCCCTGATGCCGCCCCAGGTGCCTTCTGGCCCGGCGGGACCGGCCTATCTCGGCAACGAAGCCTCGCCTACCTATTCGCTGACGCCGCAGGGCAACCAGGCGCGGCTCGGCCAGCCGGAGCCGCTGGTCTACGGCTATATGCGGGTGGTGCCCGACTTCGCGGCCCAGCCCTATGTCGAGTTCCGCGGCAACGATCTCTATCTCTACCAGCTCTTTTCGCTCGGCCTCGGCCAGTTCGACATCCACGAGATCGGCATCGAGAAGACGCCGCTCTGGACCGAGGCGGGAGGCTTCACCGGCCGCTTCGACGATGTGGAAATCGAGATCGTCGCGCCCGGCGCGCCCGTGACCCTCATTGCCGGCAATGTCATCACCTCGCTAGAAGTGTCGGGGCAGACGCTGCTCGGTACCAACGAAGGAGGCGCGGACTGGATCGGCCCCTTCGCGGCCTGCCCGCCCGGCCGGACGGTGACGCAGATCGCCAATGACTATATCTGGCCGCAGGGCTCGTTTCATATCGGCGATACGGGCAAGCTCGAAGCCGTGCCGACGGCGGTCCGCGCCGAAGCGCGCAAGATCGACGATTTCGGCGCGCCGCTCGGCGACTGGTTCCTGCTGACCGGAAAGGACTACAGTTTCGGCGCGCGCGAACAGCAGCGCGTGACGGAGTTCGCCGACGTGCCCGCCGCGCGATACGAAGTGCGGTCGAAACGGACAAACGGAGCGGCGACCGACGACCGCACGAATGACGAGGTGCAATGGGCGGGCCTCAAGGGCTATGTGCCGAGCGACAATACCTACGATCGCGTGACCGTGCTCGCGGTGGTGATGCGGGCGACGAACCAGCTCTCCAATGTCACCTCTCGGCGCTTCTACACGAAGCAGACGAGGAAGCTCCCGGTCTATGACGCGGCGGCCGGCACATGGAGCGCGCCGCAGGCCACGCGCACGATCAGCGCGGCGGCCGCCGATGTGCTGCGCAATGCAACCTATGCCTGGGGCCTTGCCGACGCGCGGATCGATCTCGACGGGCTCGCCCGGCTCGAAGAGACCTGGACGGCGCGCGGCGAACGCTTCGACGGCGTGTTCGACGGCAAGGCCGATTGCTGGCGCGTGCTCTCCGACATTCTGCATGTCGGACGGGCTTATCCGGTTCGTGTCGGCAGCTCCGTTTCCTTTGTGCGCGACGAGCCGCGCGAAGCGGCACGCCTCATGCTCACGCCCCGCAACATCGCGCGGGGCAGCTTCTCCGTCGAATATGCGCATTTCACGCCCGACACGCCCGACTACGTGATCGTGCGCTATTTCGACGAGCGGGTCTGGGAGTGGCGCGAGGTCCATTGCAGGCTGCCGGGCTCGACGGCGGACAATCCGGCCCGTGTGACCGTGAAGGGCATCAACGACCGCGAGAACGCGTGGCGCTATGGCATGTTCCGCGCCAAGGTGAACCGCTACCGCCGGATGTTTCCGAAGGCCACCGTCGAGCTCGAAGGACGCTTCGTCAAACGCGGCGACCTCGTTCCCGTCTCACATCCGCTGGTCACGCTCGGCCGCTCGGCCGACATCGCGGGTTTCAACGCCGCCACCCGCACGCTCACTCTCACCGAGCTGACGAAGCTCGCGGATGGCGAGACCTATTATCTGGTGCTGAAGCGCCGGGACGGCGGCGCCTGGGGTCCCGTGCTCGTGACGGCCGGGGCGAGCGGCTACGAGCTGGTCGCCGACGAGGCCGATCTGGCGGCCGCAATCGCGGCGGGCGGCGATTGGGCGGACTTCATCGTGACGATCGAAGGCGACATGGAGCCGACGGCCGCCGTGTGGGGCAAGGCCGGCGAATATGCGCAGGATTGCCTGCTCATCGGCGCGCGCGCCGCAGGCGGCGAGCGCATGGTGCTCGAACTGCAGGCCGACGATCCGCGCGTTCACGACGAAAGCGGCGACGGCGAACCGCCCAAGGAAGACGAAATCGACACGCTGCCGCCGGCGGCGACCGCGCCGGATGTAACAGGTCTCAAGGTGACTGTTGGCGGCACGCGATTTGCGCCCGAACTCGTGACTTCCATCGACCGGTCGCCGGGCGCCGAAGGCTATATCCTCCAGATTACCTACGACCACCTCACCTGGCGCACGCTGCAGGTGGGCGACGCCACCGCCTGGTCGGGTCCGGTCGAGCCGACCACCGTCTGGCTGCGCTGGACGGCGATCGGCGTGCTGCGCGGCGAGCCGGCCGAATGGTTCATGGACCTCACCGCGACGGCGGCCGTGCCGGCGGCCGTCACGGTGACGGGCGTGCAGGTGTTCTTCAAGTCCGCCTGGATCAATCTCGGATACCCCGATGAAGACGGGATTGAAGGGGTCATTGCAAAGCTGTCCGCCGTGGACGGGTTCAACCCGGAACTGACGGGCGATATCGCCTATGACGGCACGCCGATCTCGCGCGTGTCCCTCGACATATCCGCCGCCGCGACCGTCTATGTGCGGGTCGCGGCCTATAACCGCTTCGGCAAGGTCAACCTCACCTGGGCGCCGCAGGTGGCGATCACGGCGGCGAAGGTCGAGGGGGCGAACCTTTCGGCGGCTCTCACCGCCGAGATCGACAAGATCGCGGTGAACGAGACGGCGATCGCCAACGAGCAGACGGTGCGTGTGGCCGCCGACGATGCGCTGGCCTCCGAGATCGACACGCTTTCGGCGGTGGTGGGCGGCAACGCGGCCGCGATCGTGGCGGAGGCGACGGCGCGGGCGGACGGAGACAGCGCCA